CTAGGACCTACATAGGTGTTCAAATATTTTGTGGATTTAAGGCACCACAAAAGATGTGTAGAGTACATCAACCTATAATTCATCAAATTTCAAATGGCATTTCCTACTTTTCCTCCATGCCAAAAACATTTGATATTCTTCCTCTTCTGGTGTTTTCTCATCAGTGAGAAACTCCTCCTCCGTGTAACTAAACAAAGAGGCAGAGCGCAGAGGAAATGCGCTCCCTTCGGGCATCTGCAAAACATATACATCAACGTCGGTGCCCGTCCAGGTCGTAGTAGGATTGACCTGGATTGAAGCTGGAAAACCTGTTATGTCAACCAACCTCGCTGCCAATGTTGATGTCCCATCGTCGTTGTTAACATACCAAACACCGTCTTGGTCAAATCCATAACCGGATGTGGCCAATTGGCAGTTGGTGTAAGTTAAACTATATGTGTCACTCTCATCTTTGAAGTGGAAAATGACTAGATATCTCCCTGTCTGGACGTATGATGGAAAATTAATAGTGTCCCAGCCAGAACCTGTTGCAGTTATTGTAATGGGCAGATTACCTCCGACACCACGCTGGATATCACCAAGTGGGTTGGTTAGACTTGCTGGCCCATTTGCAATTCGTGCATGAAGGGGATTAGGATATGATCCAGGGTTGAGTCTTGGTTTACTAAATGTGATATCATAGCTGATCCACAACTCACCGATCGTTGCTGCGGCTTGCATACCCACTGTGGCAATGGAAAAGATTCCCCAATCATACAATCTTTCATCTTCACCACTTGCCAATGCGTGTGATCTGACAAAATGAACCAAATAGGGCGTTTCGTCAGGAGCACACTCAATAGGGTGCATACATGAGTCAGCTGGCTTACATGACGTTGAGAACTCATGGTTTTCCATCTCAATTTTGGACGTGAACTCATTATTGTAAGTATTGTAACGTGTAGCCATTATCACAGTACCAAGAGCAGTATTGGTTGAACCAATAGCAGTGGCAGAAGTTGACTTAAATTCAAATATCATGCCATGGATAGTATACTGTGTATACAGTCCAGCCATTTTAGACAACCAAGGAAAAGTTCCAAAAATACCTGGATTGATTGTGTAGTCAGTTTTAGTGAATGCACTTGATCCGACTACATCACCAAGATACTCCTTGTGGGATATGGTCGTACTATGCTTATTAGCACCGAACTGGGGTACATCACCGGTAAGTAATGTATTACTGTTGACTTCGTAATCTCCCCAACCTATAATCTTTGATATTGCACCTCCAATTTTCCCACCAATCGTAGAAGCTCCAGGTATAGGAAGCAATCCGCCGAGGAACGATCCTCCCTTTGTAAGGGCAGCTTTTCCAATGTCAGCATACCATTTCTTCTCGGTCTTCTTCCGACGCTGACGCTGCCTATTCTTCTTCTTCTTCTTGCCCTGAATAGCTCTGTTCCTCCTCTTGCTGCACATAAATTTCTCTTGCATTTTGAAAACAAAGACATTGTACATGTAATGAACATGAACCCCCAAACTGAGGTTTATGTAGGACAAAATAGAAAAGAACGCATGTAGAAAAGCATGACCACTAGTTCCAAATTCATCATCCTCCTCCTTACCATATTGCCATCCAGCTAACAAGGCTTCCTTAACACTACTCACCCAGGCGATTTTCCCTACCTCTTCTTTAACGGCGTCAGCTTTGATGTCAAACTCTTCATCATCAGGATCTAATAACACTGTAACGCCTGATTCAAGAGGGCTGAAGTCATAGTCAACAGTTGCCCATGACAATATCTCAGCACTCCTGATAATACCAGGGAAGGAGTCAATGGTGATGTTCTCAAGAATATAATCCTCTAAGAACTTAATGTCAAGGTATGAAACACCATATAACATTGAGAATTGAATGTAAGTGCTTTCTGATGGTTCCGTAACAATTCCACCCTGTATTCTGTAAGGGTTTTCTCCATCAGGCTTCATTCTCCCAATATCCTTCTCATCACAAGAATCTGATATGGCCTGCAGGAAAGCTCCCAATATTGGCACATGTCTTGCCGTGGGTAGCATTCCTTTTGCAATGCCATTTAACAGTTTCTTGTGGTGTTTCTTGTGGTGCTTGCCATAGTTGAACCCGAACTTAGTGAGTGTTCTCAAAGGTAGATTGCCCCATTTGTAACCATCGTCCACAATCCAAAACCGGCCTGAACAATAAGACGCTTCAGCCATACTTTCCCTTGGGACTATGGTACACTTCATTCCTAAGCTCTTGTAATTGAGCTCAACCTTTGACAGGTCCACGTCAAGGCATGTGGCGAAGACATTGTCATCACCAAGCACCATCATGGCAAATTCGTCCTCCGCCTCCACATCATAACAAAAGGTGGTTATGAGGACGTTTAACAGCGAGTTGAAGGCTGATGTCCATAGATCACCAGATCTGCGCCCATGATCCATCACCACTTCAACCTCGCCTTTCCTTGACTTGCCATGTAACCTTGTCCAGTTGTCAAGGAGAACGTCGAAGTCATCGGGCAAACCATTGACTTTTTGCTCGATGAAATACTTCTCCAATTCAATAATGAAATTGGATAGAGAGCCATCCCAGCTTGAAACATCGCTTTCATAGATGCCGGCCCATTCTTCTAACTTCTCTGCAAACCTACCCACGGAATCAGGTGATGAACAGTTAGTATAAAAAATATCACTGTCAACACCATTCCAAAGTTTTGTGAGCTGTTTACTTAGCTGATTGAAGTAAGCAGAATATTTGGCTATGACGATTTCTGGACAAGACCATATCATCCTCGCTTTCATAGAGTCCTCATCTTTACCGAGATAAGTTTCATTTTTAACGAACATATTATAGACCAAATCATCTTCAGTGATGTCCTCATAAATGAGTTCAGCCAGTTTCTCACCCCTCTTAGTTCCATATTGACCGATGAGGAACTCTTCGACGTCATCAACGCACAGATCAAAATCAGGCATGCAGGTATCAATATAATGTTTCGCATGTTTTAAAAACCGATCGACCACATCCTGGTCAACAGTTTTCGGGGCACACATGCGTTTCCTAAGTGCAGCCTCAAGATTCTGTGCGTCGGAAACAGGAACAACAAATGGGGACCCTTCTATAGTTGTTCCATAAATCTCTAACTCCTCTTCTACTGGTTCATCGGTCTTCTCATAGTTGGTCTTAAGTTTAACGTCAGATGCTAGCTCAGTTTCCAATTCACAAATTTTGGTACGTGTCTTCTTCAACGCTACCTTAGAGGCTGGTTGAAAGAATCCATGAAATCTTCCCATTTGCTCCTTTTCTACTACCGTCCGCATTATCTCGCGAGTCAAAGTAGGCACAACAGGATCCATGAAGCCCCAATAAATATAAGCAAACATGGAGAAATTGGAGTTGAGCCAGGCCAATGTGACCAGTACCAACTTAGATAACCAACCCAAGTCCTTTATGAAGCCAGTCTTCCTAGCTAGACTAAGGGGAATGAGGGTTAGTAGGTTGACGGATACGCCCGGGAGCGGGGCATTGACGTCAGGAATAATGAATGCCACGGCAAAAGCGGACAAGAATGTAAGCCACATTTCAAGCTTCTTCGGTGGTTCAGGCTTGTAAGTGTCAGGACAGATACCATGACGAGCACATACAGCCTTGAACTGTATTTTAAGTCTTCTGTCATTAATATCAATCAACTGATCGAGGCGCTCCTCAATATAGGCCTGGCATTCATCGCTGAGAATATATGAGCGAATCCAATTTTCAAGTCCCGCGAAATCACAGTAGTGTTTCTTATAATACGCTTTGACCCTTGTTACAAGCGTTCTAATTGGTTGCTGCAGGACCATATCCTCAACTACAACTCTACAACACGTTTCAATACGCTCATTGAGACAACTGTTATAAATATCTTTGTCGTCATCGCTGAGTGGAGTTGTTTCTGAAACGTACCAGAATCTTCCACAGTTCGAGGTTTCAATAGTCTCAACACATGGTGCAGAAACAACAAGTGCGTCATTGACATACTCCTTACGTTTGCCGAAGTAAGCAAATGTAGCCACTTCGGCCATAGGAGTGTTACCTCTTTTGTAGAAGTAGATGTCCTCTCTGTTAGCATGCCCACGTAAATAGAAATAGGGATTAAAAACCAAACATGCTTCTGGTTCAAAGAGTTTCTCTTCAAGTATATCGTTCAAGCCTCGGTTATAGTCAAGCTCATTTTGGAGTTGATTCTCTAAAATTTTTATTTTACCGAATTTCTTACGATATTTCTTGGCCCCTCTGTTTCGTCGGGGACTTGTGATGGGCGTACTGCCCTCGGGGTCGCTAAGCGACTGCGCACTTAAACGTTGCGCCGCTGTGCGCTGCGGCAGGGTTTTATTTTCAGCCTCTCTAAATAAGTATCACCAAGCTGAGAGTAACTTGGGTACTGGTTTCCCTTTAATGATCATAACCTATACCGTCGCAACGGTATAGGCTGACCACGTGCATCGATAGAACCATTTGGCACCCACCAATACACGCATCTACAGAATGAACTCATCCACCGTCGTCCCTGGGAAATGTAGGATCAGTTAGTACTAGCCGTTATAACTAGCACGCAGCAGTAGGACATTCTGTAGGAGGTTGCAATTGCGTACTAACGAGCTTGTCCTCAGGCTTACCCGTGTGCAAATCGACGTTTCATGTCACCACTACACGCCTCTATCTCAAATTTTGCACCTTTAAACTGACACCCCCATGATATTATTGTGCAGCTCGTCTGACACCCAAGCATATTCAACCTAGACAATAACAAAGGGGGCTCAACCTTACGGAAGCACACCAACC